TACACGATCCACCGGGAGAAGAATCTTCCGTCGATGATTGAGAACGTGTCCCCGTTCTGGACGGCACAGATCAACACGGCAACAACGTGGCCGCGCATCTTCAAGGAGAACCCTGAGGCGCTGTCGGGTATTGCTCGCACCTACACGCGCGCACGCGAGGGTGGGTTCATTGACGATGAGGGCTACTTCAACCCGATCCCAGGCAAGGTGCTGAACAATGAGTGGACGGGTGGCATGAATGTGCGCATCCCGTTCACGAACATCCTGTCAGTGTTCGCTGGGCAGACCAATGATGCGATTGAGAACCTGCCTGGTGGGCAGTTCGCATCATTCTTCGCCCCTAACGCTGGGCCTCAGATTCAGATGATCGTGTCAAACATGCAGCGCGGCACACCGGGCTTCAAGCAGTTGGCGGCACTGCTGCCCGAGGGGTGGCTGGATAACTACGTAGCCCCTTACGCGAACCCGATGGGTCCATCGACCGAGTTCATGTCCCTGGACAAGTTCCTTCCCACCTACCTGCGTCCCGCCCTGGCGGCGGTGCAGGGCAAGGGCAACGGCACCTACGACTTCTGGGCTGCGAAGATCACACAACTTGAGTTGGAGAAGTATGCGCTCGGGTTACGCACAGACCAGCCCGGTGTTGACGAGATCAACGATAAGACCCGCAAGCTGATGGCGACGATGATCTTCGGCGCGTTCACTGCACCCGGCTCCCCAAGGGCCGATAGCCCCCTGGAGCCGATGATCCAGAAGCTGCGCATCTACCAGCAGCAGCACGGGTACATCGACGGCGGCAACAAGTTCCTTGACGTGTACGGGGACGAGTGGTCCGCGTTGATGACTCACGGCGGCAAGAACCAACTGGGCTTCGGTGTTGAGCAGTCGAAGGAGTCATGGAAGGTTATTCAGGATAACCCTGAACTGGTGCAGAAGTTGGCTGGCACCGACCCGGAACTGGTGTCGCTACTGATGGGGGCCGGTGACGGTCACGGGAGTTTCAATAAGGACGTGCGTCGTCTCATGCAGACGACGAACATTCCCGGCCAGGACAAGACGATGATTGAGATGCAGTCCCCGCAGGAGATCATTGACTCGTTCAATGTGCAGCAGGGTTGGCGTCAGTTCAAGCAGCAATACTCGAACTGGAAGGACGTGAAGATCGCGTCCTGGGTGAAGAAGTATGGCTCGCAGGAGAACATCCCATCGGAGCGCTGGGCTGAGTTGAAGAAGCAGCGGGAGATGGTTGTTGACAGCATTGGCCGGGGGAATGAAACCTGGAAGAACCAATACAACACGGAGACTGGCAAGAATCGCAGGGCCGTGTCAGCCCTGCGGGACATTGTTGCCGACCAGAAGTTTATGGCGAAGCATGGCAACGACCCTTACTGGCAGTCGGTGAAGCAGTTCGTTGATCTTCATAACGAGACTGCTGACTCCATCAAGGGGTCAATGCCGAAGTACCAGCCGACTACTCCTGCAGAGTTCTTCGCCTACAACGACAAGAAGAATGCGAAGAAGGGCTACCACTTCTCTGCCGCCTCGCAGGAGAAGTACCGTGCCAAGATTCTGAAGCAGTTCAAGACTCCCGGCACTGACTTCAATAAGCAGTGGGCGCTGGCGAAGTACCAGAAGCGGGCCGAGCAACTCGCACAGAAGAACTCTAGTTTCGCTGACATGTATAACCGCTGGTTCTCCGGCGAGATGTACGACAAGAATGCTTTCTAGGAGACGGTATGGCTAACTGGAACAAGGGTGGCTGGACTCAGGCGAAGAACACTAAGCCTAAGTCTAAGCCGCAGAAGTCTACCGGCAAGAACGGCATCGGTGGTGCTGTCGGTGAAGAGCAGGTCATCTTCGACCCCCCGGATTCCGGCAGCGGCGGTGGTGGCCGTGGTGGACGCGGTGGCCGAGGCTACGGCGGTGGCCGAGGCTACGGCGGTGGCGGTGGCTACGGCGGTGGAGGAGGCGGTGGCGGCGGTGGTGCCGCTGCACAGCAGACGAACCACGACGAGGCACGTGCTGTCCTCTACGCCGGTCTGCAGTCCATTCTTGGGCGTAGGCCGTCAGCCCCCGAGGTTGACGCCTACTTGAAGGCGCTGAACGCGTACGAGAAGAAGGCGGCTGACAAGCAGCAAGCCTTGTCGGCTAACGTGCGTCAGCAGTTCACCTCCGATTGGATTGACTCGGACCCCGACCTGCATGCTGAGCGTGGCTCGTATGAGATGGCGACGAAGTATTTCGACGCCTTCGCTAAGGCCATTCAGTCCCCGGTGAATGTCCCGTGATTGGCAAGCCTCGACCGAGGCCCAATCCGCACAAGAAGGCACCGGCAAAGAAGCCCGCCCCGAAGCCTGTGAACACTATTCAGGCTGCTTCCAACAAGGCGGTGGGTACATACAACAAGAACCTGGCCGCGTGGCAGAAGGCGTACGACAAGAAGATTGCCGCCATCAAGGCGGGCAAGGGTACTGCTGCGCAGAAGGCTAAGGCGATTGCCGCGTTCAAGGCTGCAGCCGCGAAGAACAAGCCGGTCAAGCCAACGAGCGTTGGCGACCTTGAGGCTCAGTATGGATGGGCGCATGCCCTGATCGTTTCCGACCCAGGGCTGCAGGAAATCTTCGCTAAGGCCGTTGAGGGCCAGTGGGCGCCTGAGCGGTTCGCTGCCGCGATCAAGACGACGGGCTGGTATCAGCAGCATTCCGAGTCTTGGCGTAACTCGGAGACGCTACGGCTCTCCGACCCGTCGTCGTGGGCTGAGAAGATTCAGCAGCGCAAGGACTTGTTCTTGCAGAAGGCGAATGAGCTGGGTGCGAAGCTGGACCCTGCCGAGGTTGATCAGATCGCGGACCTGTCCGCCCGTGGCGACTGGAACGATTCTCAGATCAAGCATTGGGTGGCGTCACGGATTGACCTCACTTCTGGTGGTGGCCTGTTCGGGCTGGCCGGTAAGGCCGAGGACGAACTGAAGCAGTTGGCTGCGGCTAACGGGGTGTCCTACAACCCTGACTGGTATCGCAACGCTGCCAAGTCGGTGCTGGCTGATGACACGAACATTGACGAGTGGGCCGACCAGATTCGTGAACTAGCGGCGCAAACATATGTCGGCTGGGCTGACAAGATTCGTGCCGGTCAGAACGTGGATGACATGGCTGCCCCGTACAAGCAGGCCATGTCGCGCGTGTTGGAGATACCGGAGAATCAGGTGTCCTTGCAGGACCCGACGCTGCGTAAGGCGATCACGAACACGACACCTGACGGGCAGCCAGCAGCCTCGCCGTTGTGGCAGTTCGAGAAGGATTTGCGGAGCGACTCCCGCTGGCAGTCCACAAAGAACGCACAATCCACAGCAGCCCAGTCCGGTGCGGAGATTCTGAAGCAGTGGGGGTTGATGAAGTGAGCGACTTCTCCAATCAGAATGTGTACGAACTGGTTCGCGCCAAGTTCGCTGAGTTTGGGCTTGAGTCCCTGTTTGCCAAGTTGGAGCAGATTTGGCAGGAGGGTTTCACGCAGGATGACACTGCTGTCATCCTGCAGCGCCTGTCCACGTCGGACGAATACAAACAACGTTTCTCCGCGAACGAGGCGCGCAAACGTGCGGGCCTGTCCGAACTGTCTCCGGGCGAGTATGTGCAGTTGGAGAACCAGTACCGGGACCTGACGAAGACTGCAGGGCTGGGCAGGTTCTTCGGCCCGGAGGATTACACGAAGTGGATTGAGAATGATGTGTCTCCGATGGAGGCGCAGCAGCGTGTGGTGACGGCCAAGAAGGCGGTGGATAACATTGACCCCGCGTACCGCAGGTCCATGCAGCAGATGTACGGCATCGACTCTGACGGTCTTGCCGCCTACTTCTTGAACCCGGAGAAGACGACGGGCATCTTGGAGCAGCAGCACAATGCTGCTGTGATCAAGGGCACCGCATCCAACTTCAATGTTGATGTTGGCTCGGGCACTGCTGAACTATTGTCTGCCCGTGGCGTCGGGCAGCAGGAGGCTCAGCAGGGCTTCAACCGTGTGGCCGATCAGGCCGCGTCCGCTGAACGTCTCGGGAACCTGTACAACGATACGTTGTCGAAGGATGATCTGACCGCTGAGCAGTTCGGTCTTGATGGTGCGGCGAATGTGACGGCGAAGAAGAAGAAGCTTGCCTCGCAGGAACGTGCCCAGTTCTCCGGCTCGTCCGGTATCGCGCAAGGCTCGTTGAGCCAGCGCAAGAAGTCCGGTTTGTAGTAACCCAAAGTCTTCCAGCGACCGACCGGCCCGCCTGGAACGTAGCAAAGTCCGGTAGCAGAAGCCGACACGGCACACCCCGTCTCGTGTTGAGGTCTGCGCTAACAATGAAGGTACGGGTGTAGCACCGCAATGAGTGACCAGTATTACAACGAATGGGACGAAGACGATGAGCAGGATGAGGATTCGTCTGGTCCCGCAGGTTTACGTAAGGCGCTGAAAGAAGCGCAGAAACAGTTGAAAGCTGCACAAGCGCAGCTTTCGGAGCAGAACAAGGTGATCCGTAAGCGCACCATTAGTGATGCGCTGGCAGCTAAGGGCCTACCGGCCAAACTGGCTGCCCTCGTCCCGAGCGATGTGGAGCCGACCGAAGAGGCGGTTACCGCATGGGTGGACGAATACTCTGATGTGTTCGGTGTGGCCAGCCAAGCCGCACCGGCAGGCGAGGGTGGCACTTCGCAACCTGAAGGACAGGCAGCCAACCAGTCTTTCTTCTCGGAGTCTGAGCTTGAAGCTCAAGGGGTCATGTCGCGTGCCGATGGCGCGCAGTCTGTTCCTACCAGCCCGGGTGTGACAGCGGACAAGCTGTCTGGGGCTGAGAACCTGGAAGAGTTGATGAGGGTCATTCAGGGCGGGTAAGCAAAGTAGTCCATCCCATTCCTCTAAACAGTTAGGAGGGTTAGAACAGTATGGCTAACGCCTATACTGGTACCGCGACCATTTCCGGTCAAACAGGTATCACTAACCTCGTCACGACTGCTTACGACAAGATGGTTGGCTTCGCTCTGCGCTCGGAACCGATGTTCCGCACGCTGATCGACAAGCGACCCGCTGACGTAAGCCATGCCGGTTCCGTTGTGCGTTTGCAGAAGTACGCAGACCTGTCTGCTGCTACTACAGCGTTGACGGAGAACGTTGACCCTGACGCTGTTGCCTTGAGCAACACGTCGTATGTCGATGTGACTCTGTACGAGTACGGCAGCGCGGTGTTGACGACTGAGAAGCTGGCTCTCGAAAGCCTTTCGGCTATCGACCCGGCTGTGGCGAACATTGTCGCATTCAACATGCGCGATTCGCTGGATCAGTTGGTCCGCACCACAATGCTCGGCAACAGCCGTATCGTTCGTAACATCGCGGGCACGTTGACTGCGGTAACGAACGGTTCCGGTGACGCCACCGGCATTGACGCCGCTGACAAGCTCACATCTGCCTACATTCGGTACGTTGTGTCGAAGCTGCGTGCAGCTTCAGCGCAGTCGTTCGATGGCGGCAAGTTCTGTGGCTATGTTCACCCGGATGTTTCGCACGATCTTCGTGCCGAAACGGGTGCGGCAGCGTGGCGCGACATTCACAACTACTCTGGCGCTAGCCAGGTGTGGAACGGTGAGATCGGTGAGTATGAGGGTGTTCGTTTCATTGAAACGCCCCGCTGCTACCAGACCACTGATGGTGAATCGTCCGCGAAGGTCAGCCGTTCGTTCATCCTGGGCCGTGAGGCTCTGGTTGAGGCTGTCGGCAAGGAGCCGGGTGTTGTTATCGGCCCAGTTGTTGACAAGCTGATGCGTACGCGGCCTATCGGCTGGAAGGGCACGCTTGGTTGGAACGTTTACCGCCAAGAGGCCATCTGGCAGATTCAAACCGGTTCAACCTACTAAGTAGGTAGCAACCTAATGTGTGCTCGTCCCCACCCCACAACTCCGGGGTGGGGGCGGGTCCACCAAACAACAGTTAGGAACGCTTGTGACTTTGACTTCGGCGCTAAATGAGGCCGCTGGCACCACTGGGCTTGAAGCCCAGGGTGCGGCGAACGTCCTAGCCGGTACCACCGGCTTGTCTCTTGTGGGCGCGTTGAACGTGCTGGCCGGTAACAGTTACAGCGGGTTCAAGGACTTACAGGGCGTTGTCAACCAGTTGAATCAAACATACGGTTTGGGTGTCGATGCCGCTTCTGCGTCTGCGGGGTCGTGGGGGGCGTTCGATCCGGCGAGTATCTCTGGTTTGACAGGATGGTGGGATGCGTCCGACACCGGCACGATCACAGACACGGGCGGGTATGTCACCCAACTCGACGACCTATCTGGCAACGCGAATCACCTGTACCAGACAAGCACGTACGGCCCGATTACAGGGACGCGGACGCAGAACGGGTTGAATGTTCTCGACTTCTTCGCGTCCACCCGCGCATCCCTCTACACTGCGGCGGGGGTATTCGTTCAAGCGCAACCACTCACCATCTTCACAGTCGTCGCGACGGACTCTCTCACCGTGGACAGTTTCGGTCGAAGTTGTGTCATCGGGTGGGCGACTACAGGGACACCGGGGAACGATGGTGCCAGTATTTTTCAGGCCGGTGGTGCCGGTCAGATGCAAATGTTTGCAGGTGGGGCCAGCTCGACATTACAGTATATTGCGGCGAACACGGCGACACAGTTCACGGCAGTGTTCGATGGGGCGTCCAGCCATCTTGACAAGGACGGCTCGGCTGGTTCGTCCACGAACCCTGGGTCTGACGGTTGGGGTGGTCCCGGGTCACGGTTCATGCTCGGTCAGGTCATGTACGAGTACAACCCTGACCATGCCGGGTACGACGCGGCGTGGAACGGGTGGATCGGTGAAACGCTCGTCTATGACGGGGCGCTCAGCGCGGGCGACCGCGCCACCGTTGAGGAGTATCTGAAAGCCAAGTGGGGGACACCGTGAACTGGGTGATCCCCGGTGTGATTGCTGCGAGTGTCGCGTTTGCTACATCCTTTGTCTCGTTGGGGCAGCTCCCGCCTGGTCCCATAAAGGCGTGTGCCTCCATTGCCGTTATGGGTGACGGGCACGTATTTATCACCGACTGTGAAGGGTCTAGGTAAGTAGCAATGGCATGTTCAACAGGGTGCCCCACGAAAGACCACGCGAACTGGGGTGAATGTGTGCGAAGCAAGAACCTGCAACTCAACGGGCTTGAGTCGCTGGGTGGGAACCGGACTGCGCAGAAGAAACTGGACCGCGAGCTGGGCTTGTACCGGGAAGCAAAGTCTGCCGGGTTGCAGCCGAAGTCCACGAAGGCGAAAGATTCTCTGGCCGCACTCGAATCGAACGGATAGTGAATGTCAACGTTCAATGATCTGATTGAGGACGCGCAAGCAATCTTGCGCGGGTATGTGATGGCACAAGACCAGTCCACGTATCTAACTGCCGGGGTGGACTCTGATGATCTCACCTGGTCTGTGGCTGATGCTTCACGCCTGTCTCCTGGCAGGTGTGAGGTGGGGTCGGAACTGGTTTACATTGACACGTTTGATACGCAGAACAATCAGATCACGGTTGCCCCGTACGGTCGGGGTGTGGACGGCAGTACGGCCGCCTCCCACTCTAGTAACGCGCAAGTAATCAACAACCCAAGGTTCCCCCGGCACCGCATCAAGCAGGCGATCAACGCCACAATCAACCAGGTCGGGTCGATTGGTTTGTTCGCCGTTGGCACCTCGACTATCACCACTGTCGCGGATGACTGGTCGTACGAACTACCGGCAGCCACCACCCGCGTGATTGACGTGCAGTACGAGCACGCTGACGATAAGTGGATTCAGTTGCGTCAATGGAAGTATGACCCCTCCATTGCCACGACCACGCATGCCACGGGCAAGGCTCTGGTTACGGGCCTGCTGCCAGGTGACCGCACCCTGGTGGTCACGTACGCGAAGGACCCTTCCGAACTGTCAGCCGATGCTGACGTGTTCGCGACAGTGACAGGCCTACCGGAATCATGCCGGGATGTGATCGTGTTCGGTGCCTGCTGGCGGATGCTGTCCGCTGTTGGTCCGGGCATGTTGGACGCTTTGGCGATTTCTGCTGCTGACCTTGACACCCGCAAGGTGCAAGGGCAGGAGGAGGCGAATGTGTCTTTGCAAATGTACCGCTCGTTCACTCAACGTTTCAACGAGGAGCGTGCCGCTCTCCTTGACCGTTACCAAACCCCGATTCACGTTACGAGGTTCTGATGGCTAGACGCTACTACTCATCCATCGCTGTTGCGACAACCCTGTCGGGCAGTATCTCTTCTGGTGCCACTTCGTTGACTGTTGCGGCCACAACGGGGTGGCCTTCCAGTTACCCGTTCACGATCCTCATTGACGAGGACACGGCGTATGAGGAACTGGTGACGGTGACGGCCACGTCTGGTGGTGGCACGTTCACGGTGACTCGCGGGTCGGATGGTACGACCGCTCAGGCGCACAGCAACGGTGCCGCTGTCAGGCATGCGTTCTCTGCCCGTGATTTGGATGAGCCGAATGCGCACATTGCTGCGTCGTCTGCGGTACATGGCTTGTCGGGCACGGTGGTTGGTACTACGGACACGCAGACGCTAACCAATAAGACGATCTCTGGCGCATCCAATACTTTGTCTAGTATCGACAAGGCATCGGTCACGAACACTGCTGTCACGTTGACGGACACGCAGACGTTGACGAACAAGACGCTCACAGCACCAGCGATCTCTTCGCCAGCCCTGTCCGGCACGACCACTGGTACGCCAACTATCGCGGGTGCCACTTTGACGACACCCACGATTGCTTCGTTCACGAACGCGACACATGATCATTCCAATGCTGCCGGTGGAGGCAACATCCCAGTCACGTCCGTGACTGGGCTAGTGGGTGCAGTCACCGCTTACGCAGGGTCAAGCGCACCAGCCGGATTCCTGTTGTGTGATGGTGCGGCTGTCAGTCGCGCGACATACGCAACCTTGTTCAGTCTAATTGGAACCACCTACGGTTCCGGCGATGGTTCGACAACATTCAACGTGCCGAACTTGAAGGGCAAGTTCCCTATCGGTTTGAATGGGGCGGACTCTGACGTTGATTCGCTAGGTGAGACTGGTGGGGCCAAGACCATCACGTTGACGACAACTGAGCTGCCCGCACACACCCACACGGGACCCTCCCACTTCCACACGTTCTCTGGCGCGACAGGTGGGGCCGGTGCCCACACGCACAACTTTACGAACGTTGTTGGGGCGAACCCTTCAGGTTCCGGCTACTACTTCTACACCATCAACAACGCCGGGGGGTCCACAACCACCGACCCCGGCAACCACACTCACAGCTTCTCGGGCAACACATCCTCCGATGGGACGGGAGACACTGGCAGCGCCGGGTCCGGTGCTGCGTTCTCCAAGATGCCCCCGTTTATCACCCTCAACTACATCATCAAATACTAGGGGGGTCGTGTGACTTCCTTCGACATCACAGAAGCGCTCGGGTTTGAGGCGGGCACATCCACCCAATACACGAACAACCAGTTCCTCTACAACTTCGCATGCGAGGGGCTGCCTTTCCTGGCAGCCATGCGTGACGATGTTCCGTTGGAGCGTGCCTACGCTCAGGTGCGCAGGCAGCAGTTGGATACCGCGCAAGTGGCGGGTGAACAATCCCTGTCGAACTGGTGGCTGCGGTCGCAGTTCACGTTCGATGGTGGTGCTGGCCAGGAGTTGTTTGAACCGGCGCAGGACGAAACGGTTCGCACCCGTTTCGCCTCCTCGCAAGGTGTTGATCCTTGGACCCCGGGCCAACTGTCTCTGCTGCCCGCGATGGTGGAGGAGCAGGCGACAGCTTCATGCATGGTGGCTGGTGCCCGCACCGGTTCACAGGACTACCTGGTGTGGTCTGCCGCCGGGACAACAAAGAAGTTTGATGGTGTCGCCACGCACACCTCGATCACTGGTGCCTCTGGCACGTACACGTCCCTGACCCCCATCGGGGACAAGGTGTTGGCGTGTTACAACGGTGGCATTGATGTGATCGACGTGTCGGGTACGACGGCGACGGCGATCAAGACTTGCACGGGCACACCGAAGGTGTGGTGGGTGAAGCAGCGCATGGTCGCAGCGATAGGCAAAGTGTTGTACGAGATGGCGTTGCCGTACCCGCTTGCTAGTGCAGCGTTCCCGGCAGCCCTATACACGCACCCGGACAACAACTGGACGTGGACTTCTGTCGTTGAAACACCTGACGCCATCCTGGCGTCCGGCTACACCGGGTCGAAGGGTGCCGTCTACAAGTTCACAATCGACCAGAACGATGGCACCTTGCCGACGCTCACCTCGGCGGTGACCGTGTTGGAGTTCCCGCAGGGCGAGATACCGACCTGCATGCTGTCCTACCTGGGCAGCTATGTGGCTATCGGCACGAACAAGGGTGTGCGTATCGCCACGTCCGGCTCGCAGGGGCAGTTGCAGTTGGGCGCGATCACCGTGTCCACGTCCACGAACGTGAACCACATGACCGCAAGGGACCGTTTCATTTATGCGGGTGTGACGGCAGGGCAACCTGACGGCACGTCCGGTGTTGTACGCATTGACCTATCAAACCCTGATCAGCAGGGGCGGTATCCGTACGCCTGGGATGTGGCGTGCGGTGATTCGGGCACCGTCACGGGTGTCAGTCAGGTTGGGTCTAGTGAAAGAATCGTGGTCGCCTCTTCGGGTGTGTGGGTTACTTCTGGGTCTGTGCTTGTTGAGTCTGGCTGGATTACTACGGGCCAGGTTCTTTATGGAACTTTGGAACCGAAACAGTTCTTCTTCGCGGAGGTCAAGGCCACCTACCCGGGTGGCCTCGTCAACCTCGCCTCGAACGTCGATGGCACGTTCACGTCCCTTGCCGACTTTTCGGCTAGTAATGCCAGCGAACCTACGCGCCTGCCTTCCACCCTGGCTACGAAGATGGGTTTGCGGATGACCCTCACCCGGGACTCCGTTGACTCCACGCTCGGCCCCGTCGTGACGGGCTGGCAGATGAAAGCACTACCAGCGATCACCCGCCAGGAGATCATTCAGGTTCCGCTGCTGTGTTATGACACGGAGCGGGATAGCGCGGGGAATAAGCGCACCTCGGATGCGTGGGCCAGGTACACGGAACTGTCAGAGGCGTGCGCTTCGGCGGCAACTGTCACATTCCAGAACCTTGACACAGGCGAACTGGTGACGTGTGTAGTTGAGGACCTCTCGTTCAAGCAGTCATCACCTCCGAAGGGGTTCGGTGGGTTCGGTGGCACGATCACTCTCACGGTGAGGAAAGTGTAAATGGCCGATAACCCTCTCGGGATTGTTGCCCGCTTGAATGAGCGGCACCCCCTGGTGAAGCAGTTGAAACGCCGGTTCGGGTTTCACGAGGTGGATGACTTGTTCACTCTCGCTTTCGAGCAGCGTGTCCGTGGGGTGCAGATGATGCATTCGCTGGCAACGCACGGCCAGTTAGACCGTGCCACGTTGAAGGTGTTGGGGGTGCATGTTGATGGTGAACCTCGTGGCCTCTGACATTACGCTTTCGACGGACTGGCTGGGCTGGCTGGTGGTGATGTTCTCTGCCGGTATCGGTGCCCTCGCCTTCTACATCAAAGCGGTGATCCGTAACGCCACCGTCACCCTCAATCAGGTGAACGGTGGTTCACACCTGGCTGACCTGCCTGCACGGGTGGACGAGTTGGAGACAAAACTTGACGGGGCGATGCTTGAGGCGCAGGAGGCCCGTGTCACCAGTCAGATTGTTCTCAAGAACCAGTTAGAAATCATGGCAGTCGTGATACCAGGAAGTAGGAGGAGTGGCAGTGAGTGAATGGATCGCCGGTTTACCGGCCCCGGTGCGGCACGCAGCGGCAGCGTTCATCGGTGCGTTTGTAGCGTTCATAGTTGCAGCCGTCATTCAGGCTGCCGGAGTAACCGGGGTTGACTGGCCTGCCACCCTGCTGGGTGCGTTGGATAAGTCTGCCCTGGCTGCGGCGTTGACGGTTGGCACGATGGCTGTGACACCGCTCACATCCTCGTATGGTGTTGGTAAAGAGGGAGAGAAGTGAAACGTCTGATCGCATTTGTCGTAACGCTGGGTTTGTTCCTGGGTGTGGCGGCATGGCTGGCACGCCCTGTGGTGCCACCCCCGGCACCTAGCGTGCCTTCTATCGCCCCTGTCGCGCCCGTAGCGGCGTCGGAACCTGCACCCCTGCCTCCTGGTACGGGTGTTGATGGTCAGGCTGAGACGGCCCCTCCTGTCGCCCCGGTTCAGGTGGTGCCCGATGCCGGTCATAAGGCGAACGTGGTGGTGACTCCACCGCCTTCGGAGGGTGTGGGTGGCGAGGTGTATGTCGCCAGTCCCGTGTTCAAAGGCCGACAAAGGTTGAATGCTGGAGCATTTTATCCGAGTGGAGGTGCGCACTGGGGCTGGGACATAGGCGTCTGGCGTGGCACACCGGTCTATGCGTCCCGTGATGGACGCATTGTCGGCACCCATGATGGTGTTCGGAATCAGCCGAACGGGGTGAACGCCGGTAGCGGCTCCCCGTCGAACTGGATTCTGTTGTGTGCGAACGTGCCAGGGCTAGGTCCTTCGGTGTTGTACCACCAGCACCTCAGCCCTGGGCTGAAGGTGCGCCGTGGCCAGATCGTGAAGAAGGGGACATTGCTGGGCAAGTCGGGCAACACCGGCAACTCGAGTGGTGACCACCTGCACTTGTCGTCGTCCCGGTTGCCTAAGGGCTGGACGTGTAACAACATCTCGGCCAGCAGGGCCGAGTACCTGAGGTACGACTACCTGCGCACACCGTCACGCCGCAACTTTGCACCGTCGAAGTTCTGGATCAACCCGAAGCCTGCGGCCCCGAAGCCACCTGTGTCGGCTGCCGGTGCACGCAAGGCGTGCGCCACCAGCACACGCACAGCGAACTTCCGGTTCGTTCGTAGCGCACTGGGTATCAAAGTTGTGTCAGACTTGTGTGGGCCTGGTAGCCGTGCAAGGTATGCTAAGTGGCAGCGGTCGCTTGGTTTGAAGGGTGTGGCTGCGAATGGTGTGCCTGGGCCGTGGTCGCTGGGCAAGCTGGCTAGTAAGTCGGGGAAGTTCCGTGTTGTCAAATGAGTGAGGTTGAGTATGGCGTTTGTTCCGTTCGGGAAGAAGGCAGTGGCAAAGAAAGGTGCAGCAAAGAAAGCTGTCCCTGCAAAGAAGTCTGCGGCTGCAAAAAAGGTGGTAAGTAAGAAGGCTGCGCCGAAGAAGAAGTGTTAGGTTTTTCACGAATATCTAACATGACACTGAGGGGGTACCTACGGGTGCCCCCTCTTTCGTCATGCCTGAAACCATTCTAAGCGCCACACAGGCGCTAAGGGTGCCGGGGGTACAATGACACCTGGCTGGCGTGAAATCGTCTCACAGACCCCCTCACGGGCCTTCTAGAGGGTAACCTGCGGTTCAGCATCCAAGTCGAGAACCTTCTCAAACGTGGCACGCCTACCCCTACCCGCATCTCTGACCACTTGAAAGATCAACACCCGAAAGGGTGTGCAGGCAGAAAGTGACTAGAAACACAGCATTCGGTGACCTACTGTCACCTCATGCCTAACAACCACACACCCAGTGCAGAACAGTTGCAGTACCTGGTGTTCGGCCTTGACGGCCTCACCCCACTCGGGAACCCTGAAATGAGAAACGCCCCCCCTACCCCCCCAGAGTGCAAGGGTAGAGAGGGAGACTCTCAAGAGGCTCCCGATCACTCGGTGTACCCGTCAATGGAGTTTCCGCCCCACGGCAGCGCCGTGCCTGGGAGTGTAAACCTTAGGTTGCTGCCAATGCAAGCAACCCCGCCACCCATTCTCAATTCAAAATTAGGGTCGAGAAGACTTGACCTAGTACCTGACGGTGCTACACTAGAACCGAAGCTGAGGCCGAGGGAGGCGTGTGTGTCAGAACCAGAGGTAGTGCATGTTGAGATTCCAGAACAAATCTACTCCGCACCACAGTACGGGCTGCGTGCCTACCTGAACGGCAACCACATAGCCGTCTATCATGACGGCTACCTCTCAACCGAGACGCTGCGGGAATTACTTGACCTGGCGAAGCGTTATGGTTTCGAGCGGCTGGTCGAATCAGACCCAAACTACCTCGCGTTCGCGTGAGGCACAGGTTCTAAGTAGCAACGTAGGGGGCAGGATGGCAACGGCAGAACACCTTGAACGCAACCAGTGGGGTTGGGGAAAGATCAAGGTAGGTAACGACTACGAGTGGTATCCACGCATCTCCACCCTGGCAGGTGTCTACAAGGACACCTTCCAGTTGGACCTGTGGAAGAACCGCCTCATTGCTAAGGGCGTGGCTGCTGATGCTGCCCTGCAGCAGCAGATACTGCTGTCGAACAACAATCAGGAACTGAATGGGTTGACTGAGCGTGCGTTCATTGCCGCTGGAGGCAAGGACGCAGCCGACAAGGGCACCCTGATCCACGACCTGACGGAGAAGATTGACAGGGGTGAGAACCCTGACATCCCTGCAGAGTTCCGTGGTGTGATCGACTCGTACGTGAGGGCGATCGACCTGTCTGGCCTGAAGCCACACATGTCGGAGCAGTTCGTCGTCAACGATGACTTGAAGGTGTGTGGTTCGTTCGACCGTTCATGGATCACACCCGGTGGGGTGCACATCATCGGTGACTTGAAGACTGGTGCACGCATCTACCCGCACCAGGTGGCCATGCAGCTCGCCATGTATGCGAACGGTGTGCTGTATGACCCGGTGACGGAGGAACGCACACCGTTGGGTGACGTGTCCACCGAGGTGGGCGTGATCATACACGCCCCGCTCTCGGGTGGTTGCAAGATCATCGGCGTTGAACTTGAGGATGCCTACAAGTGGGTGTCTTTGGCGGTTGAATCAAGGGCTTGGCATAAGACAACGATCAGTTTCGATTGGAGTAAGTAGCAATGGCGGCTCAAGTAACACTTCGCATTCCACTACAACAGTACGGATACCTTGAAGTCACGGGTGATACTGCTGAAGAGGTCCAAGAACTCGCAGAGTCCGCCTACCAGCGGAAGCTGTTTGAGACTGGCATTGAGATTGAGGCTGTTGCCGTGGCCCAGTCGCAACTGTCAGGTTCGCGTGTCGTTGAGACACGCACCCCGAGCGTGCAAGCAGCCAACCCTGCCTCGGCTGCTGCACCAGAACCTGCCCCTGCCGCTGCGGCACCTCCCGCTGCAGCGGTGGGTGGCGGGTTCACTTGTGAACACGGCAACCGTGTGCATCGGACAGGCCAGTCAGCGAAGGGTCCCTGGTCTGCGTGGTTCTGCCCGCAGCCGAAGGGTGCACCAGACGCATGTAAGCCGGTGTGGAAATGAGTAGCCTTGTAAGCAAGGCTGCGGCAGTAGTTCCATTCATTCTCTGCATTATTGCGGCGAACTGGTTGACAGCATCGTTCGGTCTCATCCCGGTAGGGTTTGGGCTGGTCGCAACCGCTGGCACCTACGCGGCAGGGCTGACGTTCGTGTTCCGTGACGTTATCCACGAGGCCGGTGGCAGGTGGCTGGCAGTCACAGCCATCGCCACGGGTGCCGTCCTGTCATGGTTCGTTGCAAGCCCCGCCCTGGCGGTGGCGTCCGGTGTCACATTCCTTGTCGCTGAACTCGCTGACCTTGCAGTGTATGTGCCGCTGCGTGAACGCGGACTGCTGACGGCTGTGCTCGTATCCAACATTGTCGGGTTCACACTGGACACATTCCTGTTCCTATACCTGGCAGGGTTCCCCATTACCCCGCAGGTGGTTGCGGGTCAACTCGTGGCGAAGGCCACGATGACCGCCGCAGGCCTGGGGGTGCTGTGGCTGTGGCAGAAACGCCCGGTGGTAGGTGTCGCGTGATCTACTTCGCCACCTCCAGCTCGCCCACAATCAGGCAGCACATGGTGGACGGATCGTTGGGGATGATGACCACCCCGAAGGATGGTCGCTCCCCGGCGGGGGTGAAGGTGTGGGCTGCTGACAATGGGTGCTTCGGTAAGGGGTATCCGGGTGACGACGCCTACCTTGCGTGGCTCGCCAAGCATGCGGAGCATGCCGAGAGGTGCGTGTTCGCTACTGCTCCCGACGTGATTGGTGACGCCGCTGCGACGCTGGCACGTTCGGCACCGTTCTACACGCAGATTAGGGAGTTGGGCTATCCGGTTGCACTTGTCGCGCAGGATGGGCTGACGCCTGACCGTGTGCCGTGGGATCAGATTGACGCCCTATTCATTGGCGGCAGCACCGAGTTCAAGCTGGGCGGTGAGGCCCGCACGCTGATCGCGGAAGCGAAGGGGCGTGGCCTGTTCGTGCATATCGGTCGGGTCAACAGTCGCAAAAGGATTCGTTACGCGAAGTCTGTTGGCGCTGACTCTGTTGATGGCACGTTCTTGGCGTTCGGGCCGGACGTGAACTTGCCGAAGCTGCTGGGTTGGTTGCGTGAAGCGACCGAGCAGATGATGTTGAGGGTGGCGGGTGTGGCATGACTGTCCGCAAGCCTCACGGTTCCATCCCACCGGAGGTGCGACCGCATTTGGTCGCACTTCTGAAGGGGTTGGAGGAGGCGGGTGTGAACATCACGAAGGCTGCTGATGGTGTGGCGTATGCGTTTGATGTGACCAGGAGCACGGTATGGAAGGCGACGAAGCTAAGGAGTGGTGATGAATAAGTCGATTCAATGGGAAGAACCAGAGAAACTCAAGGACCTGTTTGTAGGCAAGTCTGTGAAGAGGGTGGATGACGAACACCTCCAACTGTCAGACGGCACCGACTCCAATGGCTACTACGGGACTGGGTTCTGGCTAGAGGTCATACCCTCGGTGTCGAGGAGCGGTAATGGCGACGAATGAGTTCATCGGCCTGTCGGCGTCAGCCGAGATTGTCCGCCTGACGGACAGGGTTGAGCAGGTTGAGAAGAGGGTGAAGGTTCTTGAGATGGCCATCAGCCACTACGCGTTGACTCAGCCGAAGTCTACGCCGACTCGCCTTGAACTTGCGGAGAACAATCTTGAGCAGTGCCGCAAGGCGAACCGGGTCCAGGAGAAAGAGATTGACCGTTTGCGCATGGAGCTTGACGTTCTGCGTAAGCAGAACCTGGAGTTGCGTGACTCGAACCAGCGGCAGGACAAAGCAATCTGCGACCTGCTCACCTACAAGCGGGTGGTAACATATGACCTGAACCTGTCAAGCCCGGAGTCCCTGCTCAAGTATGTGCGTGGACTTGAGGACGAAGTGCAGCGCCAGAAGGAGGACATTGACTCCCTTGAGGAGTCACTGTCCAGGCCCAGATGGGTGACTGGTGGTGCCTGACACGGCATGGTTCCTCCTCGGAACCGGGGTCGGTGCGTGGACGATCATCTGGCTGCGCGCCTTCGAACGCTGGTGGCAGCGACGCAAATGTGAACGTGGTGAATGCACGGATGTGCATGAAAGATGGGAGGACTGGTTGTGAGCGTTTCATTCGAGGGCGTCAAGGAGGGAGAGACTGTCCGTATCACGTTTGCTGACAGGCTGGCCGGGAGCGTTACCGGCGTTGTTGCATCTAACGAGTGGGTGCGTGACAACGCATCTAACTACCTGTTCCTTTACACGGGGTTTCACGACTGCACAGGTGGGACGTGCCGCAACTTCGGTTGCGCGTTCGCACTACCAGACGTGTGCATGGCATCTATCGAGGTGATCAAGTGAGCAAGATGAGTGTGGAGTACGGCAAGTATGCACCTTTGGTGTGGTGGTGGCAGGGCGTGACTGGTGGCCTGGTGCCGAGGGTCAGCAGTCCGCAGTTCCCCGCATGGGTGAAGGAGGCTGAAGCCTTGCGTGACCTGCATGATGAGGCAGCCGAGTCGATTGTTGAGGGTATCCGGTTTGGCGATAGGGGGTTCCGGTGAACAACCTGGTGACTGACGCCGCCATAGACGCGGCAAGCGAAAGGGTGAACAGAAGCCCGCTCAATGAAGACCCGCTAGTCCCGGCGCTCAACGCCGCCGCCCCGTTCATCGCTGCTGAAGCACTACGCCAAGCCGCGTCAGAGCAACGGAAACAGTACGCAGCCCATCTCATAGACGACCTAACGGCGATGTGGTTAGAGGCACGCGCTGATGAATTGGAGGGCAAGTGATGGGTAAGTGGATCAAGACCGACCCGGCCACATTAAAGGTCGGGGATGAAGTGAGAATGGTTGACGCCTTCTCAATGTTTCAAATCAGTGGCAAAACGAGTCCGTCAAAAATCGGAATATGTGTCGGCGGTATCGACTTCACAGAGGCACCCGAATGCCGCACCTGGTACATCCGCAAAGCGAAACCGGCGAAGCCACACGGCGACACGTCAGAAGGCCGCACCGCGAAGCATTGGCACGCCCGCTACTTGAAACAGTTGCAGCACACCGAACGGCTGCAAGAGGCCAACAAGGGGCGTAGGCAAAAAATGCAGCTACTCAAGAAGGAAGCCAAGGACGCTCGTGCGCAGGTGCAGGGTTGGGAATCAAGATACGCAATCCTGTCCGCGTCGTTCACGGAATCGGATTATCACGCCAACGAGACTCAGGCACAACTTGATGACGCCATGCTCACTATCGCGGAGCAGCGCACCGAGTTGAAGAATCTGCGCCAAGTTTTGGCGGATGAACAAAACTCAACGCCGCGCACCCGACCGGACGAACCGCCCGTAGGTTCACTGTTCCGAATCGGTGACAACCCGACAGTGTGGCTACGCCACACCGGCAACTCAGACGGGATGACCATATGCCAGTACGTTTCCGTAGACGGCGACCCGTTCTGGGCCGAATGGGAGTTCATCACCGAACCTGGCGACACCATCACGCTGCTTGATCTAGTGGAGCGTGAGTCGTGAGTGAACTACCAGACGTTGAGTGGGTATGGATCACGGTCCTACCCGAAAACCGGCCTGTCTACGAGGTTCGGGTGAACGGCAAGAGACGGCTCACCGTGTATGCGTCGGCAACTGGCCGAAGTGTTCGCGTGTTCGACAACGAGAGTAGGGAGTTGAAGGCATGAGACTAGACGACATCAAGGACTCGATGAAGCGAGCCGGAGCGGATGGGCCGCTGCCTTACAACCTCAACGAGCAATGCCCGTGTGTCTCGATCTCAGATGCGCGCTGCGTCTTTGTGCAAGGCCATGCCGGGGAGTGTGACTTCCGATGAACCGGCTAGACGAGATCAAGGCGCGGCTAAATGAGGTCGGTTCCCATCACCCCGACGTTGTGACCTTGTTGGCAGCCGTTGAAGCGGTACTGGCGTTGCACAAGCGGGTCGGGTGGGACAACGGAGACTGTTGCTTCGATTGCTCGGACCATTTGGGCGACCCGATCCTGTACCCCTGCCCAACCGTTACCGCGATCCGTACCGCGCTAGGGGAGGGCGGCTAATGCATATTCGCAAGTTGCCGCTG